TCTGTAATCAATTCATAAGAATATTAGATATGCAGCAAGAACAAAAGACTTCTTACAAGAACAAATATGAAGAGACACTTTCTAATTTATTAATTAAGAAATTAGGAAAAAGTACATATGAGTCGATACAACAAAAGGCGCATATGTTAACAATAAGTGAGTTGATGGAGCAAAATTAATGTCTACTGAAGATGAAAAAATATTAGAAAAATTAAAAGCAAACAAAATAGATAAATTAGAAGAAAAGCTTGATCACAATATAAGAGGTTATGATCATTTAATTCACTATAAAGATGATCATAAATGCAGTTTCAGAACTGATTCGGTTGATCAAAATATACAGATTGTTATTGACCAACACAACATTGAAATTGACAAAGTAAAAAAAATGACTTTAATAGATTTCACTATGAAAGAAATTAAACAGGTTACAGAAACCTGATATATCCACTCTCTCGCAAGAACATTAACCAAGCTCACGCAAGAACAATGAGATCAAACAACTTTCCTGACAAGGAACTACTAGATATGCCACCTGATATGGAAGGCGTTACTAGAGCAGAAAAAGACAGTAAAACTAGAAAATATAGGTTTATTGTCAATGGCGTTGGCAATTGCCCTATGAAACTAACAACCTTTGCAGAAAACAAAAAGAAAGCAATTAAGTATGTAGAGGCTAGATGGAAAGATTGTAAGTGGGAGATAGTTGAGTGAGGACTAAAGAAAAAATACAAGCCGCGCAAAAGCGCATTAAAGAATTAAAAATTTTAATTAAGTGTTGGGAAAAGAAATAAATCTTGTATATCACACATTTAGTCTGCAAAGGACAAATCGGAGTCAACCCGATATATTATGGACTTACAGCAAAATTTAGACCTTGGTATTTTGATGGACAAAAAGTTTATGCCGGTAGATTATACGAGACAGAATCAGAAGCAAAAGAAGCAGCAAAACAACTTAGGAGAGATTGTATGTTGCGGTAATCATGTATTTAGGGTTATAAATGGACAAAGGCAATGGATTAGCACACCACCAGATGATTGGGAGACTATTGACGGCAGAATTTGGACTAGATAGTGGCATCTCTTAGGTATCATGCTGGACGCATGGTGCTTTACGAAAAAGAGCCATCAGTTTGGCGTGTAAAAATAAAAACAAAAACAGGTAAATTAAATTTGCCATTAGAGGCAAAAGAGTTAGAGCCAGCACTTATAGAGGCAGAATATTTATATGCAGATGCAAGATGTATGGGTAGAGATCATCCTTTATGCATAGATTGTATACATCATTTAGTTATTAAGGCCGAATGCGGTCTAGGAATGCCAGAAGGCAAAGCTACAGGAGGTATGTGGGCTAAAGACTGCGCTTACTTTTGGGAGAAGAAGATTTAGCATTTATTTTGTCTATATGATCGCCAGCTTGTTGAATAATTTTTACTAAACGATAGTTTTCTTTTGATAAAGCACTTAACAAATCTGGTACTTCGTCAGGATCAATATAGTTAACTATAGATCTAAGCACTATTTCAATATGCAATTCTTCTTCATAGGATACGTCAGCCATAACCCAAGGCTCTACTTTTTTCCTTTTTTTAGCTTGATTACTGAACCAACCAGACCAAGGCATTTGTAGTCTCATGCACTAACAATAGCTAGCTTGCCCTGAGATAGCCAGCTTTTCGATCATTTATTATTCTTTCTGGTGTCTGAAGAGTATGCCATCTATGTTCACACACCATACATAATCTTGTTCTAACGATAGTTTTTTTTGAATTTCTTTCAGATCTAATTACTTTTTGTCTAGTTACTTCTTTGCACTTTGGACATTTTACAAAAGTTAATCTATGCATTTATGGAAATGTGAGGTTTTATATCTTACTATATAAATAGCTATTTACAACATCATGCCATCAGGTAAGGGTACTTATGGAAGTAAGGTCGGCAGACCTCCAAAAAAGAAAAAGAAGAAAAAGTAGTTATCTACCGGGAAATAGCGCTCTTTCTAGAGCATCGCAAAGCCTGTCGTCAACTGTATTATCAGTCTTCTTAACCATCGCTCGTACTATATCCAGTGCGAGTTTTTTTATTGCTTTTCCACGAAGAAAGGCAAATAAAATAGGTTCAATAATTTTAAGCATAATTTTGTACATAAAGAAAGATCGGGAGATCAGTCAGCCAAACCTTAAAGACTGCCCTGCCTTACTCTCATCAAGCCCAACCCGAACTTGATATTATCAAGAGGTATAGCTTTCAGATCTGCTTTGCAAGAGATCGTCAGGCTTCCCGACTTATTACTAATATTACTACAATTTGCAGAAAAAAACTTTGTATTAAAACTAGTGTGCCAATTAAATTAGTGGCACACTAAAATCCTATTGTTGATTAGTTGGATTTATAATAAGGGTAACCGCTGGAAGCGGCGGTTAATTTAGAACCTAGAAAATTTAACATGATTAAGTTCACAAAGCTGGAGATCGACACTATTGTTGATCGTCCAGAAGATTGCATCATGGAACATCTTTGCGATGACCAAGAAGGCAACAGAAATAATTCAGATGATATCTGGATTGAACATCGTCAAGGCCACACTCAAATGTGGGAAAACAAAGTTTACCCCGAAAAGATGTGTGATGATGCTATTAACAATCTTTACTGGCATCTACGAGAAAAAAAATCTTTACCAGAGAACCTAACAGAACTCGATAAAGAAATTCTTGACAACTGTATTTCATGCGGCACTTGGGATAGAGCATCTGACGTTAGTCCACAATTTTATGGACAAGTCAAACGCGCTGTTCGTAGCATTGCAAAGAAGTTCGATAAGCTAGGAATTAACATTAGTTACCTAGACATCTAATCCATCGCCCTCTTCGGAGGGCATTACATCTTACATTTTATACTTTATTATGGAATTTAATTTCAACGATGGCGGAAGAGCCAAGGCTGGTTACAAAGGACGCACAGGAGACTGTGTTACTAGAGCCGTAGCAATCGCAGCAGAGTTACCATACAAGCAAGTCTATGATCGACTTGCAGATGGCAACGCTACTCAAAGAGTTACTAAGCGTATTAAAAAATCTAGAGCAAGAGCCAGAACAGCCAGTAAAGGTATTAACACTTCTCGCAAATGGTTTAAAGACTACATGAAGTCATTAGGCTTCAAGTGGGTTTCTACTATGGGTATCGGTACAGGATGCAAGGTACATCTAAAAGCAGATGAGTTACCAAAAGGCAGAGTTATTGCAAGAGTTACTCGTCACTACTGTGCAGTTATAGATGGCGTTATAAACGACACCTATGATCCTAGCAGAGGCGAAACCAGATGTGTTTATGGTTACTGGATAAAACAGTAAAATCACATACCGCCCTCTTCGGAGGGCTTTTAAACTTTACATTTCAAACCAATGAATTTAAAAATTTCTAACGCTGAACATTTTTCAGAGAACAAACAGAAGTACATCAACTTTATCAATCAATCTGAATCAATACAGGAATGGCTTAGTAATGCACCAAGTCAACTACTAGAGTATGACGTAGTGCAAGGCCAAGATGATGGTCTATTAAGGATAAGAGTTTTATTAAAGAATGCATATCTTTTTGATGATTTGCAAGAATAATGTTACAGCCCCCCATGCAGGGGGCTTTTTTTATGTTAGTGTATCCGCGTGTGTGAGAACTTGTGAGTGACTAGTGGAAACTAGGCTACACTTGACACTTGCAAGAACTAAGGCTCCTAGCAATAGGAGTCTTTTTTTGTTAAATTTAAATTGAGAGTTTTCTCGCACACTAAAAATTTTGACCTCTAGTAATAGGGGTCTTTTTTTTATCTTCTTGGTTTTATCTCTACAACTGCTAGTTCTACTTCCTTAAGGCGATGAAACACTTCTTTCATATCGTCATGCATATCGTCAATCTTTGTACTTAGCAATTCTATCGCTGTGGTATTTCGCACGAGATCATCACGCGATTGTCTACCTCGATAAGATATAGAACCGACTGATACAAAACAAGCTGTTAACAATGCACCACCAGTAGCTGCTATTACTTCAATCACTTTACGAGTCCTTGATCTATGCCTATTATACAGAAAAACCCTATGGCAGAACAGAAAAAGAAAAATCCTTTCCAAAAGTTAAAGGAAGGACTTGACGATAAAGAAGAGCAACTAGCAATTATTAGTCTTTTTGTCCGGCTTGGGGTTGTCGTTTGGAGCGGTTTTATCGTTACATTGAACTACATAACAATACCTGGCTATAGCGGCGATCCTAAAGATATAACTTTTCCAGCCTCGCTTCTAACTGGAGCCCTGGCGACATTTGGTCTTGAGGGATCTAAGAAAAGTAGTAAAAAAGACGACAAACTTGCCGACAATGAAGGTATAGTGCAAACTATAAAAGTAATTACACCGCTTCGCATCGAAGGAGCAGAAGTAATCGACCCTAAATCTAAGAAATGAAAAAGCTTATTCCGTTTATCTTTGCACTAACGGCAGCAACTCCTAGCTATGCAGATCTTTCTCATAGCATCACGGCCTCTACAAAACTTACAGTAGGAGGCGCTAGTACGACTTCTTCAAGACTAGGTAACAGCTATAGCATTAGCGGTTCTGGAGTGGATACAAGTTACACTACTGATGCTGGTAATACAGTTAGTGATGGATTAGGATCATTAAATGTCACAAGTGGTGTAGCTGAAGCCCCAGCTATTACAGTTACTCAGAAAACAGCCGGGAACAGCTTTACATTTAGTCAATCATACAATCAAGCTGATGCAATACCAGGCAGTGCTGTTACAACTGGTACTAATCCTAATTTTTCTGATAATGTCACAAGTATTGCTGGCGGTACAGCAGGGGATCTTGCCGGAACAGTCACATCAGCCGGTGCAGTCACACTAACAGCCGGAGGACACAATACTGAAGCGCTTGGTCAAATTACCTCTACATTAGTAGTTGATTAGGTGATGTTATGTATAGGTATGCGATTCTGCTAAGTCTTTTTAGCGCACCTGTATATGCTAATAGTGTTATTCCTAATTTTAACCAAGGTGTGCTTACACAAAGGTCAGAAACAAAGAGTACTGTAGTGGAGGACATAAAAAGTTTTGACATAAATAATGGCTATCAACTAACAGTTGGCGGCGAAAACGTAAAAAGTTCTACAGGCAATGTAGCTCCAGAAGGATGGACAAAATTAAATACAACAATACAAGGAACAGGAACTACATATGTTTCCCCAAATTTAGATAACAAGCCTACCTTCTCCATCGTGAATGAAGGTGAAAGCTTCCAATACTACGAAACTCTCGAAGCGCCGGGTATTACAAATTACACCCATATAATTAGAACTACCCAGATAGAAAATGTAACTGACACAACCAGTACGTTTAGCCAATGAAGAGATATTTATGTTTATTGCTTTTACTTAATAATCCTGTCTTTGCAAATTCTGTGAATACGACAAGCAATTCGTCCGGAAGTGTTGTAAACCAGGCTGTACAAGTAGTGCCTTCTAGAAATTTTAATTACCAGATGAATACTATTCAATGCCAAGGTGCTACCCTAAATATTTCGCCTTTTGTCTCTACAACATATGGATTTGCAACTCCATATGAAACTCATTTTGAAAGACCAGTATACTCAAGGCGTGATACTGAGGGTGATTTTGATGATGAAAATGAACCTATAGGTGATGGCGATGTAGATGAAGGTTATAGAGGAGAAATACTATATTTTGAACAAGTTAGGACGGGTCAAAAAAAAGCAAATGTATCTATTAATGGAGGAATAACTGCTACCTTTAGTATTCCATTGGATCGAGAACCTATAAGACAATGCCGCAAGGCTATGGCAAAACAAAACGAATTATATGAGGCATCATTAGCAGCAAAACGACTTAATTTTGAGATGAGTCGTGCAAAAACTTGCGTAGATAACTACAAGAATGGAATTCGATTTAAAGAAGGCACACCTATGGCAAAATTATGCGAAGACGTAGAAATGTTGGAATTTGAGTCGCATACGCATAAAATTCAAAAAAAGCCATAAAAATGCCCCTCGAGGATGACCTGTAAGGGGCTTGTAAAAAAGTCTGCTTATGTTTATACCTTGTTAATTTTACTTTTCATAGGTTTTTTGCCGGAAAACTTTGTACCCTTCTTACCTATAGCTTTTTTAACTTTACCTATAGCTTGCTTAAATAAAGGTTTAAGTACTCTGTTAAGTATTGGTGTAAGAGTTGCAGCCGTAGTTGCTACAACTGTTATGGCAAATGTTGTTGATACTGTGTTAATGCTTGGAAGATATTTCTCAACTATTGTTGTAGCTTCATATTGCACTACACACTCTTTTGTTTCTTCTACCCATAAAAAACCAGTTACTTTTTCTGTACCTTTTGCATTTAAATCTCCTATCCTTGGATTATTTTTTTTAGGATCCGGACAAGGTGGCCTTTCTGGTGGCACACTTGGAACTTCTGGTTGTTGTACATCAGTTTCTGGTGGATCTACATTAGTTGGAGGTTTTTGTTCTTCTACCAATAAAATCTTTTTCTTGTCATATTGCAAAGGCACATAAGATGGTAAAGGACATATTAATTTATTACCACTAGGATCATCTACAAATAGCTGAGTGTTTTTTGTGCCATCATTTCTTAGCGTTACGCAAGGCATTGTTAACGCCGGAGGTAATGTTCTAGTTACATGAATTGTATTTGGTAATGATTGCTCTACAGGTATTTTTATTATTGGTATACGCGGTATTGCTGTATTAGGTATTTGATTAATCGTAGGCATCTCTTCTTTTATATACTTCTACAAAAGAAAAACACTTAGGGCAAGAAAGATTTGTAATCATACTATATTCAGTTGATTTCAATGGATAGTCATCACCATCCATATCATGGTCACCACCCCATATCAATTCAGTTTTGCAATGCCAACAGTTCACTACAATTTAGGTTTTTGAGGCAATGGTAAAGATGGCCCTGTCATTTTTGGAAGAGAATCATCAAGAACTTTAGGCATCATACCGCTGACACCCCCAAGAACTTTATCCATCATTTTTTTTTGGAAATCTTCAGAATTTAAGTACCTGTATGTAAAGAAACCACCGCCTAGAATACCTAACATAAGGATTGCAGTTACGATAGTAATAATGTCTAAAGCCTTTCTCATGATTAAACAAGCATTAATTAAAGCAAGCGTACCAATAACATTTATGGTGCTTTTTTTAATTATAGGTTTAGCACCACTTTATGTCATGTATGGGATTATTGACCGCAATATACCTGTTAAGAGTCAGTAGTTTTTTTATCAGTTTCTTTTTTATCAGTTTCTTTTTTATCTGGATCTTGATTAAGTTGTTTTTCTGCAAAAGCTATTGCTCCTTGTAATTGCAATAATTTTTTCTCGCAATTACGCATAACATTTTCAGCTTCCTTATAATTTTGTGCAAGTTGCTTTTGTTCTGCTACCAATTCAGCAAGTTGAGTGCTAATGTCAATCATAAGTTATAAAGTACAATTATAATTTATACTAGCATCTAATTTTGTATTAAACCCCAAGTAGTCGCAATATATTTGTGTTCGTTGATAGGTTGATTACCCCTATGAGTATGTGTAAAACCAGAAGGAAAAATAATGTATCTACCTTGTACTGCTTTTATTCTTTGGTTTAAATATAAAAATTCAGTTTCTCCACCTTCTTGTACAGTATTTAAATATGCTTGCACAACCAAATATCTATTAGATGTAAGGACAGACTGATTTTCATAATGCCAAGTATGATAACCTCCACAAGGTAAAATTTTTTTTATTTTTATATCGTAAAAAGCAAAATTACTATCAGCCAAAATACTGTAAGCATTAAAATATTGTTCTAAAGCACGTTCTAATCCTGACATAAAAATATTAGAAGTTTCAAACTGACCTACTTTAAAATTCCAAGACAAGAACGCCTCCTCCATATCTCCTTGATGTTTTTTTATATTTTTAAAGTATGTATGACCTTGTTGTTTTAATTTTTCAAAATATTCAATACAATGTTCTGACTCGTGTTGAGACAGAATATTATCATATACTCCTATGAAATTATTAGTAGTGAGTGTGTTCATCTATAAAGTCTTGCCTTTGTTCAGTTTGTATCTCTTCCTCATAGTGATATCCATGACCAAAAATTGTAGAAACATTGAATGAAAAGACTATAAGAGTGACAAATGCAAGAAATCTCAAAGTTTTATTAATATCTAATTTCATTATACTTACGAGGGCGGTGTTGGGTAATCAGAATGACTTTTATCCTTAACAAGTTCTTCATATGTCGCTGTTTTAGTTGTTGGCATATCTCTTAATTTTTGCCTATAGACTCTCCACTCTTCTTTTTTTGCATCTGATAATTTATTGTCAGTATTTTGTGTCCAATCACATTCAGTTAGTAAATAACTTCGTATTTCTTTGAACATCACATCCCAATCTGTTCTTAGTTCAATAGTAGTTTCTAAAACGTATTTATCTTTTGCAGTTTGCCAATCTGTCAAAACTTGATTGTAAGGAGTGATATCTGTAATCTCGAGATTAGGTGTGTCATCTTGATATTCAATTTCTCCTTTAGTGTCATACCATTGAATAGCATTAATGTTTGAATCTATATAATCTAAATTGTCTACCCAATAGCCTTCATCATCAACAGCAACATACTTGTCCTCCACAACAACACATAATCTCATTTTGTGTCCTCCAATAAATTTTCAATATCTATATTAGATATTTTAGTTGGCTCTTGAATAATTGGCATATCCATTCTTTTGACCATTTCATTTCTAAACGATTCAACAGCAGCACCACTCATTCTAGTATTTTGTGAGTTTTCAATTGCAAGCATTGGAAGCCATGCAACAGCACAAGCCCACTCTTCAACTTCTTTGCCTGTCTGTGGGTGATGACCCATTACTTTAGTAAACCAAGCACATTTTAAACCTATACATTCTTGCTTCATAAGTGGACAAAAATCACCAGCTTCAACTTTTATCGTCATTAGTCTTTTTGTGCAATGATAACGTCTAAATATCTAACTGCCAAGTTTATAGCTGTACCAGAGAAAGAGTGGTTGTGAGCAGAACCGCTGAAAGAGTGACTATGTGCGTTAATTGAGTGGCTATGTGCAGTTCCTGTAAAACTATGACTATGTGCTTGCGTACTACCAGCGTTTGATGTCCAAGATTTATCGGTCTGTGCATAAGGATTACCAGGGTCATATCTTGCACCAGGATAGTTAACACCACCTTGATTATTCCCTGCCATACCATACCAACCATTAGCCATATCGTGAATGTTTCTATCTCCACCTATGTGTTTGTGTGATGGCATACGACTTGTCGATAACGTATGGTTGTTTACATTACCGCTAGAGTTAGCGTTGTTAGTATTATTTCCTCCGTTAGCGATTGAACCGCCTTGAGTTGTATTAGCAACAGAACCAGAAACACTTTTACTTGCAAAGGCTGTCGTAAAATCTACAGAACCACCAGAACTAGCAGAGCCAGAAACTACCCTCAAAGCCCTTTGGTTCGTATCACTTGTGTCCTTTGTCCAGCCAGTAGGTGCTGATGTCTGCTGAAATATCATGCGAGTTCCTGATGGGAAGCCACCAGCAGTAGCTCCATCTTCTACGTTTAAAAATGCTCTTACAGCAGCAGCAGTTCCAGACCTGTGATAATCACTACCTGTTTTCACCATGACTGCTGTAACACCACTTGAAACACTATTGTCAGTTGTATTTATAAAGTTAGAAAATATATAACCAGACGAGTGCCTTCTAACAATAGTATTATTTCCAGCATTTACACTTACATCTGACGCACCAGCGATAGTACCACCGATAAAGTTTCCAGACCCATTAATGCCTTTAGAAGTGCCATCAACAAAGAAGCCTCCATCAGCCCTTATGTACCTAGGTGTATAAATATTAGTTGCTGTTTCCTGATTTAGTCTTAACCAACTTGTATCTTCAACACCTATCTCACCAACTCTTGTAGTTCCGTTATAGAAGATTATATGGTCAGAGACATTATTATCAACTTTTTTTATTAATATTCTTTCAGTACCACTACCATCTCCAATTCTTAAAAATGCGTTATTGTCTATTGTTAAATCGCCTGTCATTGTGTCGGCTTGGTCTGATCTCAAGAACTGACTTGAATCTATGCCATCTAAAGAAGCAGCGTTACCACCATCACTAACCCCAGATAATGCAGCAGAAGTTATATACCCTGCTCCGTTTGATATTTGATTGTTATTAGTGACATTTGTAGCACCAGCAGCAATACCATCTAATTTATTTTTTAAAGCTGTTGTAAAGTTTTGATCTGTTTGTGAAGGTAGGTTTGTTAAGTTAGCTCCACTTCCATATAAAGTGTCAAAATATCCGTTTCTAACTCTTCTATCACTTTGACCAATATCGTAAGTGCTGTCTGATGCTGGGTCAAAATGCCCTGACCCATCTATTTGCCATCTATTTGTACTGTCTTCTCTAAATATTATTCCGTTAGAACCGCCAGCAATGTATAAATAATTATTATGAAGTTGTATTTTTGCAGCACTTGTATTTCCTGTCCAATCGCCGTTAGCCAATCTAATGTCACTATTAGCTGCAATTCTAATAGCACCAGCACCGCCAGAAAATGTAATGTCTCCAGTTGCTTCATCTCCTGCATCAGACCTTAAGAAACTTCCGCTACCCAAACCATCGAAAAAGTCAGCATCTAAGCCAGACCCTGACCCATCTACAGTTTTAATAAGTGTAAGTATTTCGCTTGCTGTCTGATCTGCGGTGGCATTTGATTCAATGCCATTCAATTTCGTGTGATCTGCGTCTGTAAATACGTTGCTATCACTAGCACTTTCAACCAAAGTTCTTATCTCTGAAGCTGTTTGATCTGCGGTTGCTCCATTCTCTACGTTAATTAAAGTTCTTACCTGTGTTGCTGTGAGTGCTGTTGGATTTCCTACGCCACTTGCAACTCTTCCAAATATTCTGTTTTGATCTAAGTCTTGTAACTTTGCCATTGTTACAGCATTGTCACTTATATTAGAAGTTCCAATTAGGCTAGTGCTTAAGTTTCCATTAGTGTCTGTTAATAAAGCACCATTGTTAACAATACTGCTAGGAAAAGTAAGAGTATAGCTTTGACCAGCACTATGAGCAGGGGATTTAAGTTTTATACCATGACTATTTTGTGAACAGTTAAGTTGTATATAACCATCTTGAGAACTGCCATCTCCTTTTGCTATAAAAGACGCTTCAGTAGAATCAGAAACCCCTGTTATATGTGCAGTTGAAATAATATCTCCTGTTACGTCAATACCAGCACCAAAATCTACATTTGCAGCAAACTCAGCATTACCAGCACCGCCAATTTTAAATTTAAGTGCATTAGAACTATCTCTAGCCTGTATATAATCAATAGAATCTGCACCACTAGCAGATTTTTTTAAAGTCAATGTTGAAGTAGAGGTTGAACTACTTTGCAGATAATTATAGTCTCCACTTGTAGTTAGTCTTCCTAAAATTGAACTCCCAACACTTGATATTTGTAATCTGTCAGCACCATTAGTGCCATCTCTAATAACAAATGTACCATTATTATTTCTTACTATATAATCAGGATTATTATTAGAATCTGTTAAATAAAGACTTGGAGTTGCACCACCTATCTGAATGTATCCAGTAGTGTCAATATTTTGATCGGATAATAAACTTAAAATTTCGCTTGCTGTTTGATCGGCAGTTGCTCCGCTCTCAATTCCATCTAATTTTGTTCCATCATTAGCAACATTTCTTCCGTCTACTGTGCCACCAAGAGTAATATTATTATGAACATTTAAATTACCGCTTCCAGTTAAATTTAATCTTGTAACGGTGCTTCCACCTTGTGTCAGACTTATTCCAAATAAAGTACTTCCATTATCAGTATTTACATCTCCTAAAACAAGATGTTGATTTGTAGTTCCCTGTAGGTTTTCTAAAACAGTAAGGCTGCTATGTTGACAAGTAAAACCTCTCGCACTTGTACCATTACTTGAGCCGATAACTGTTAGTAACTCACTATAATTATCACCAGAGACATTTCCTACTTGTAGAGATGCACTTGTTTTTATATCTTGCGAACCGAAGTCAGGAGAAATCTTGGTTCCAGCTATCGCTGCATTTGAAGCTACTTTTGTATTATTAACAACCCCACTATCAATAGTAAAAGTATCGCCACTATTGCTAACTGTTATATCTCCTTTATCTCCATCCGATACTCCTCCTCCACCTGATATTTCAGCTACATTTCCATTATCTTTTTTTGTAAATATTTTACCTTGATCAGTTCGTATGGCTAATTCGCCTACTTCTAGGTCACTAGCCTGTGGATCACTACCACTACCTCTTTTAAGTTTAATAACATTAGCCATTGGCTGTTACCTCCTAATAGCCTGATTCAATAAGTTCCACCATCTATATCAAAACCCGATACACTTCCATTTTCAAGGAATGAGACTAGATCAGATAATGCAACTTGAACCATTGTTCCATTATCATTAATTACCATGCGATCAGCAGTAGCAAGTGTTGTTGATGTTGCCGATGTATCTCCGTCACAAACTGTGTTCAATTCTGTGGTCGTTACCACCGCTCCATCAAGAATTTGTACTTCAGCAGCAGTTAAATCAGCTAAAGAGTTAGCTGTTGTCTGACCCATCGTGGCAAGCTCTGTCAGTTTGTCTGAGTGTGGCTCGACATTCGTTCCTATTACTAATCCTAAATTTGACCTTGCATTAGAAGCTGTAACTGCTCCTGTTCCTCCATCTGCAATGGCTAAAGTACCAGTTATCGCACTAGCAGCTAAATCTACAGCTATTTCTGTTGATTGAATAACAAGCCCACCATTTGCTTTTAAATCGACAGAAAGAGTATTTCCAGATTTATCTAAGCCATCGCCAGGTGTTATCTGTCCAGCACCAGAGAATTGTGCAAATGTAAGATTATTAGTACCTGTAACTGCTGATCCTTTGTTACTTGTACAAACAAAGCCGTTATCAGCATTAACAGTTCCTTGCTCTACAAAGGTAAACATTCCAGCAGCATCACTACCAGCAGCTAAATCAACTGCCCTTGCTGGAGAAGACCCTACAACGTAAATACCATTCTGCGAAGCAGTACTTTGGTCTTTAACTAATACTCTATCTCCATCTGAAAGAGTAACACCGTCAAGTGTATCTCCATTGTTAAGGGCAGTAGATATTGTTATGTTTCCTGTAGTAGCTGCTACACAAGAATCTTTTACGTCTAAACCTTGAGAAGTAGCCTCGACAAAACCTTTTGTTGCTGCATCTTGTGTATTAACAGGATCAGATAAATTAGTTATTGTTTGGCTATTTAATGAAACTGAACCAGTTGGTGCAGCCATTTGATCTAATCTATTTGTTCTTACCCCTGCATCAAAATCACTTATAAGCGTATGAGGGTGGCTTGGAAGATCAGCGATTACAAGTGACCTAAACGTAGGTGCAGCAGCAGATCCAGAAGTAGGGCCGCTTAATATTGTATTTGCTGTTCTTGTTGTATCCTTATCAAAAAATGCTCCTTTACCGCCAATTTTTTCAATAGTTGTAGCCGATCCTCCAGCACCTCCGGTGCCTTTACCAATAAAAATAATATCTGAGCCTTCTGAGTGTGCTAACTCAGCATTTGCCAGACTTGTTGGTGCTGAAGATCCTGTAGATCTTTTAATTCTTACTGTGTTAGCCATGCGTCAAAAATTACCTCCATCGACAAGTGTGAGTTTAGTTGTTGTAGCATCTGCTTTAAATTTAGCAGAAGTAGAGTCATAGTAAATAATAGATCCGTCAACTTTAGATAATTCATCTAAGTCCAAACCTTTTGGGCCTTGTGGCCCTGTGGTAGTTACAGTAACAACAGTTGTGTCGCCCTCGTTTACTGTAACAGTATTCTTTGTTGTGCTGACATTAACTGAAGTCATGATGTGTAACCTTCACTCATATTTATGTTTCCTTCTAAATAATACTCCTTAAGGCCGCTAGGGTTGGTTAACAAAACATCATATTTCAACATTGATGGGGCAAAAGTAGCAGTTTGTGTATCACTAAGTGCTAAATCTATTTTGCCATTAGACCTATCTGTATAAGTAACAGTAAAGTCAGCATACTTTGTTGTACGAGTTTCTTCCCATACTTGTGCGTCAACTGAATATCCTGTCAAATCAATTAAAGCGTCATTAGAATCTCTAAATATTAACTGAATATTATGATCTGATCTTCGTTGAACAGTCATATGGTAAACGCCAGGTGTTACAGCCATTCTAATTATATGGAGTTGTACCTAGAATACTGCTATCCCATTGTTTTCTCAAGTCTTCAGTAGAGGTTGCGTTTTTAATTGCGTCTACATTTGGTGCATCTCTTAATGCTTTTTTCTTTGCAACTATTGTAGTTGTGTCAGAAGAAGTTTCTAAAGCTCTTTGAAATTCAACATCTAATGATTGCAATTTCGGTTCTCTTGCTGATCTAATTTTTTCTTTATGTAGCTCTTTGGCTATGTTCATATCTATAGAAAGTTTACTATTCATAATGATGCCCAATAAGCCTCCGCACCAATTCCTGTACCATCAGGAGAAGAAAAATCTGCTTTCCAAGCACTTCTAAAATCTCCGTCTGGTAATTCTGTAGCATCTACAATTATATAAGGTTTCCCAGCTGGCACATCTTTTTTACATACATCTTCAAAAGCAAGTTCTCCTGACGGAATTAACATATCAACTCCACCTGAGTCATTTGGATAAAGAATACGTCTGGTTTCTGCCATAGTTTTATTTATATTCTAAGCGAATACCGCAATATTAACACTATTTTTATCTAGCACATGAGTTGAGTTGCTTGGACTTGTTATATGTACTTTGACTCCTGATGTTGTAGCTCCACTTGTGCTTGATAAATAAATCACACAATGGTTATTAAAAGTAAATCTATCAATATCAATCATTGCACAGGTCGTAGCATTTGAAGGCACAGATGATGTAAAGTTCGCTGTAAAAATACCTTCAGAGTGATCTGTTACCGAACTTACATTAAATTGTCCTTTTATTGAAGCATAGTTGTCTGAAGCACTTCCACCTCTGTAGCTATCAAATTCAACACAAGCTCTGACTAATCTACCAGCAGCAGTTTCAGTACCGCTAGAGTTTTGAAATACAGGAGAACTACTGTTATTGCTTCTAAATCTAGTTGCTTGACTAGTTGTTGCAGATACAGTTGTAGGCGAGAAAGTAGACGGAAAACGTGCGGTAGGTATAGTTCCAGAAGTTAAGTTACTTGCGTTTAAGTTGCTTAAAGATGTAGTTGGTGCGGTGGCAAAGGATAGAGTTCCGCTTCCATTTGTTTTTAAAAATTGACCATTACTTCCATCTGTGGTTGGCAAAGTAAGAGTAAAGCTTGTTCCAATTGTTGCATTTGCTTTTAGTCCTATATAGTGTGAGCTATCACTATCACCAAATCTAATTTCATTTCGTGATCTTAATGTAATTCCATTAGCGTCAAATACCATCTGTTCAGTACCACTTGAGGCAAAACCCATAATATTTGCAGATTTTCTAAAGATACCTAAATTATCATTTGTATGAAAACTAATAGCAGGGTTAGCTGCACTATTAGAATCATCCGCAAGAAATTGTCCTTCCATTGGGGCAGAAGATCCCCCACTTCTTGGTAATAGACCTAAATTAGCTGTATTTATATTTCCTATATCTGTAAAACTAGTATTAGCACTATTTCTTATTTTTAAAATATTCGATGTTGTGTTTAAGAATGGCATCCCAGCTACACATTGACTTGTAGATAGGTCTGTTGATTTTGAATTACTTGATTGTATTGCAGAAAAAACTGAATTTAAATCAATTCGGACGTTTGCTCCAGAATTATTTTCAATTGTGTAATTTGCAACGTCAGCCATAATTAAAAGCTATTTTTACTAAGTTTACCCTCCTTTACCAAAACCAACAGCAGTAAAAGTAAAATTCTTACTAATACTAGCATTACTTGAGTTTTTAAAATGCACTGTAAATCCTGTACCGCTTACATTTGTTACCTCAAAATAATCTCCTGACCCTAAGTCTTGTGGGTTTATTGCTACTGCTGGCAAAAAATTATTTTGATTACCTAATGCTGAAGTACCTACAAAAAATGCATTTGCAAAAGTAACATTTTTAGCTCCTGATCCAGATGAAATTACAGCACTTTGTTCTGTTCTTGATTTTAAAATTGCTTCATAACCTAACTCTATTAAATTTATATTTTGTGCAGTATCAGAAGTTTCAAGAACTGCTCTAAATTGAAATCCTCTTCCCTTAAAAGTTCCATTTGCTACGTCATTAAAATCTGAGTAAGTACTCATATTTGTAGACGTTCTAACCTGTAATTTAGCATTTGCATCATTTGCAACTGCACCATCAAAATCTGTCCATGTATCAATTAATTCTGTTCTGTTATCAAATAAGTCACCTGTATAAAATCCAACACCTTGTAAATTTCTAATTATGTTAAGAGAAAAAACACCGCCTAAATCTAAAGTAGTAGGAAAAGTATAAGTACCAGTTTGACTATTAACTGGATTAGTTAAAATCAAGCCACCTTTACTTGCACTATATTGAGTATTTGAAAAAAGACTTGAGGTGGTGTTGTTAAACGGTGGGGTATCATTATGTTCTTCATCTTCTTTTACAAGTATTTCATCTACTATTTGAACTGTAGATAAACTAACCTTTGCTTCTGTTTGACTAAATCTACCACCATCATCTTGAAATTTAACTAAGTAAGTACCAGCAAGCGCTGGACAAATTGCCTCTGTAGCATTACCAGCAACGGCCTCAATAATATCTTGTGCAGCTTGAAATGAAGCAGAGCCGAAAGGTAGTTTAGAATGCCGCACATATACCCGGCCTCCATGCAAAACGTCTACAGCGGTTGATTGGCTAAATCTTAATCTAATAAATTGCTCATTTACAGGCTCAATAGTTAAATTTTGTACATCATCAGGTAAAGCTGTTTTACCAATAGCATTAAAAGTAGTTGTTGTTGAATTAGTAGATAAAACTAAAGCAGCATTATAAGAAAATACTTGAAATGTATATTGTCCGATAGGTGTATCTAATAATTCAAAATCAGAGCTAAAAACTATTTGCGAAATATAATTACCATTTTCAAATTTATAATTTACTAAATATTGTGTAACTCCTTGTACTGGCTGCCAATCTACTATTAATTTACTTCTTGCAATATTGTTAATAACAATTGTTTTTTCTGAAATAGTTAAATTACTTGGAGGTGCTGCTGGTTGATTTAAAATTGATATTGTTCTTTCTTGTAAAGGCTCATCATTTTCTATAAAATTATATTTTCCTTCAACATAAGTTAAAGCAGTTATTTGGTAATTTACTGCATCTTTTTCTTCAACTTGTATAACTCTAAATAATTGTGTTTGTAATGTAGAACTTGATATTAAAAAAGGAGAATTAACATTTGGTGCTGCTGACAAGGCTGAATTTAGACTTAGAACTCCAGAATTATTTGCTGTAATAGTTTTTGTTTCGATAGTTCCATTGGGCAAAATTACTGAAATAGTTGGAGAATTAGATAAACCTGGCCCTGAGTTAATATTTCCATTAGAATCTGTGGTCGTTAATGAGGTAGAACTTTCTGCGTCAATAGTAATAGTCGTGGTTGTTGCAGCTACGACTCGACCACCTCTCCTTGCCCCAGCGCGCACCGGATCATTGACTTCTATAACAGAACCTGGTCTAACAATTACGCCAGCATCTATTGATGTACTAAAAGTGCATACCTCAGATTCTCTCTCTTCTGAGAACATCATTGCT